TTAACAGCTTGTATCTTCCGTATTTTCTAATCTATATGGAAGTTTCAGAATTCTAATTAATTCTTGAACAGAAATTTCAGTATACGCGCTAGGCGGTATAACAGGCGAAGTAGCTTCATCTGTAAAATATATGAAATTAATATTTTCAGGCCATTCAAAATTAGGGAATCTACTACCTAGATTAAAGGTTTCCCAATCGTGCTTATACGCAATTAATAAACGCCCGGCACTCGCTAAGTCGTGATTACAAATTATCCCCCAAGCTTCTTCATAAGTTAAAGCCTCACCGATTTCGCTATTAAAAACTACGCGTGTCTCACCTGTCCGTTGGTCGATATGCGTTCTGTGACTAAATACTTGTATCATAGGTCTACCTCCATTATATATACCATTATATATAAATCACGAATAAAATCAAAAAAAAAGACCATGCTAGAAATTAATCTAACATGGTCTTTACTACTTTAGGTCAATCCATGAGTCCACCTGCTCATGATCAGGAGATATATGGATCACCTCGCTATCGATGAATTACCACTCCAATTATCGCTCCCGCTCCCACTACCTGGGATAGGTTGCGTTGCATTCGTAGTCGCTTGATTGTGCGGTTGTCCCGCTCTATTTTGTTCTTCAACAAGTCTAATGATTTCTGCATTTCGTTCAAGGTAGCTTCTTGCTTCACTGAATCCGCCTTGGCTTTGGCTAATTCGCTCTCCAATCTGTTGATTGTATTGTGAGCTTCTGTCAATTCTTGCCCTTGCTTCGCGACTAAGGTCTGTGCTTCGGTCAATGGAACGCTGGATGCTTCGATTGAGCTCAAGGCTTTCGCGTTGTTGCTCTTGAGCTCGTTCCACTGCGTCAACGGCACGGTGATAGTCGGCTCCGCTTGGTTGGTAGAAGATATATCCGATGCAAAGCAAGGCGAGGAACACAATACTACCGATAAGAATATAGCGGTTACGAGCGCTATCAAATAGACTTTTGATTCTTTCATACATCATAGCCCTCCTGCGTAATCTGTGATACCTCGTGCAATAGCACGGACGATCGTATCTAAATCGTTCGTAAGCATAGCATGGTCTTCTTCATTATCGATAAAAGCCATTTCAACAAGAACCGCTGTTGCATCCGTACCGTTTAAGACCCAAAGGTCGTCACGTTTTTTAACGCCCCTATCTACTGTATTAATGCTTCGGATAATTTGTGATTGGATATCGTTGGCCAAGCGTTGCCCATTAAAGGACTTGTACAAAGTTTCAGTACCTCGAGCTTGCGTATTAAATGCATTACAATGCAAGGATACAAATATATCTGCGCCCCAAGAGTCAGATTCGGAACATACAAGGCCTAAATCATCATCTTGTAACGTGCGAACTTCGCACCCTGCTGTTTCTAAATAACGCGCCAACATCTTGCCCGCATCACGGGCAACGTCACATTCGCGTGTACCATACACCGGATTCACCGCACCACTATCTAAGTTAATGTCGTGTCCTGGGTTAATAAATACTTTCATCGTTTATCCTCCTTCTCCAATTGGTCAGGGACGCCGTTACCGTCCTTATCTATCCAAAGTGCCAAGAACCCTACAAGGGCTGTTAATACGCTAGGGATAAATATATGGTCGATAATATTTATCCCTGTATTAATAATTTTTATTGTCATATCGTCAGCATAGCCACGAATGAATACCATAATGTATTCGCTAACAACTAGTAAAATAGGCACTAGCATGACAAATACTAGCGCCCTGGTAGCAAATATTCCTGTAGGGTGGAAATTGGCCCCACTAACGGATCGATATGATTTTTTAACTGTACTGATGAGATTTGGTGGTATGTTCATGTAGTTCCTCCTTAATATCATCAACACGAGCCTCGATACCATCAACACGAGATGTTAATTTTACGTGCTCTGTGTATGCTTTGGTTCGTTGCTCACGTGAAAGTTTGATTTCTTCTTTCAAGTCCTTCAACGTATCGGTAAGCGCGCCCATTTTTTCTTGGAGCATCAGATTATCTTGCATTCTTTGAAGGTCTAATTTTTCAAGTAAAGGAATAACCAACAATCTATACCCTGCCCCAGCAACTACACCTACTATTGTGAGCGTAGTTAAAATATCATTTAGTTCAAATTGCCATGTCCACATTCAGCAACTCCTTTCTATTCCCATGAAATCAGTTAATTCTTGCCTTTCTTCTCCATGTGTTAGCTAATTATTCATTATTTAACTCCTATAAGTGTTCTAAATCAGCTATACGTTTCTTTAAAGCTTCAATATCTTTATTGTATTGTTCTTTAGGAACATAGTTATTTAAATCGGAATACTTAGCAAAGGATCGTGCTTGAATGTTATTAACATAACGGCTAGCCGCATCGCCGGGCGTTAAGGCGTATTGTCCAATTTCCGTTTTTCTAATAAAACTACCTAAATCACCTTTATAAGCAAACGTTTGAGCCGCCCAGCCTTTTTGAGCATAATGGTTATTGGCGTCTGTTCTAGATAAATAGTTATTTAGCTCTGTTTTGAGTGCGTATTTAGATAAATCCACACTACCACCAGGACCACCCGTACCGCCAGTACCAGGAGGCCCTGGAGGACCTTGCGGTCCTGGGTCCCCTTTAGGGCCTTTAAGTGCTGCAAGTTGTTCGGGAGTAAAATCACTATATTTAAATGGCTCACCATTATCGCCCTTCGGCCCTTTAAGTGCGTTAAGTTGGTCTTGTGTAAAATCGGAAAATTTAAAAGGTTCACCTTTCGGCCCTGGTGGTCCTTGTAGTCCTCTTTCACCGTCTGCTCCACGCTCCCCAGGAGCTCCAGGTTCACCTTTAATGCCAGGTGGTCCTTGCAAGCCTTGTTCGCCTTTAGCTCCTTTTAAATTCTCTAATTGCTCTGATGTGAACATATCATAAGTAAACGGCTTCCCTTCTTTACCAGGATCACCTTTAGGGCCAGGGTCGCCTTTACGACCGTTAACGCCATCTTTACCGGGAGCACCAGGGAGGCCAGGAGGACCTTGAATACCTGGAGGACCTTGAATACCCTGTAACCCTTGCTCACCGTTTATTCCGTCAACACCATTTCGACCAGGTTCGCCCTGTGGTCCTGGAGGACCTTGCGGTCCAGGATCTCCCTTTGGGCCTTGCAACTTAACAATTTGCATATTGTCTTTGACTTTAATATTTTCATCGCCGTCTTTGATGTGGATGCTATTAACTGGAGAAGGTTTCAAATATACGTTTTCTTCGTTCATATCATTTCCCCCTATTGCTGATACCTTCAATTATGTCAACTTGCCCTTTAACAAGGCATTTAATAGGGCGGTTGCCATTCCAAATGAATAAATCCCATTGATATTTACCAGCTTCTAAAGTGTTTGTATCAAGTGAAAGAGTGATTTTAGATGCTTCATCGTTTTCTAGATTGTCAGTAGATACACTAATATCAAACTTTGCTTTATAATCTTCGTCCGTCCGATATTTACGAACACAGGCGAATAGATTTTCACTCGCCACAACATTGTTATACCCAATGTTAAGAGAAATTAACTCCCCTTTGATTGCATTAAAGTTGTGTAGGACTGGTAGCATCTGTATCATCCTTGTCTGAATTTAGTAAATCATTATGTACGCATCCTTCAGTTGGACACGTTCCATCATCATTAAGAACTTCCCAACAGTACTCACAGAATTCCATTACCGGAACTTTACTATCACCGATATATTTAGGCATATTATTGCACCTCCTTGATTCGTGCTACCATTTCGCTATTCAACTTGATATATTGAGCACTAATTGCATTAGTAGGTTTCCCCATGAGTAGCAATCGGCGTTGAGCCTCTTCTAGTGTCTTAAATCGCGGTTCATACTCTGCTTTTATGGCGTTTATTTTTTCTTCCTTCGTCGGAATGTATTCAACTACTGGCGCGTCTTTGAACATACCATCCTTATAAATTTTTCCATCGAGAAAGGCATCTAACATGTCATCCCCGCCGTATATATATTGCGCTGCATCCGGATATTGTTCTTTAGCTTGCTTAAGCAGAGCATCTTTACCAATAGGTACTAACATATTATCTACAATTGATGTAATGCGTTTTCCTTCCGCACCAAGTACGTGGATATAATTATTCATATATACCTCCTAATTAATGAAAGGATATAACAATGAATAGTACCATTAAGCACTACCCAAGAAATGTGTATCTTCGCATGCACCGCAAAAGTGCATGTGTTGAAACATTTAAAAGTTTATATAAAAAATGGCTGCCTACTCGCATTGGAATTGTGAGTAAATCAGCCATTGAATCATATCGCATTGCCTATGATCATATTCAATCAATTGCTAATATTCCTATTAACTTAATCAAATACTCTGATATGCAATGCGTTATTGATATCATGAGAAATAACGGCCTTTCTTATGCATCTGCTAAGAAGGTACGTACATTACTTTCATTATTATCTAAATATGCAATTGTTAATGATATTGATATTAAGGATTACACCCCATTTCTTAATCTTGGCCACGATGTTAGTGTTTATCCGCATAAGCCATTTACTCGCCAGCAGATTAATCGATTATGGAGCCTTAATACTACCGATATTTGTGGCATTCTAATACTTTTATATACAGGCATGCGATGTGGTGAATTGCTATCCTTACGTAAGAACGATATTAATCTCCGCACTAAATGCCTTATAATTCGTCAATCCAAAACTGAGGCTGGCCGTAATCGGTTAATTCCTATTCATAGTCGAATATTACCAATAGTTACAACTCTGTACCGGAATTCATCTGACAAGATAATACCAATTTCTTATGCCCAATTCAGCAAGCAATTTAAATCAGTAATGACGGCTATCAAATGTTCCCATTCAACACATGACTGCCGCCATACAGTAGCTACCTTATTAGATAAATACGGCGCATCACCTACTGCAACTCGTGCTATTCTTGGGCATAAGCATGGAGATATTACAACTAAAGTCTATACCCATAAGGAATTGCGTGAGTTGCGTAAAGCTATTGAATTATTGCCATAGAACCAATGGGGAAAGTCAAACATCACAGTTGCTAGGACTATATACGATGGGGCTAGTAACTTTATAATACCTTTTACTCTCCCTCCGTTCGTCGCAGTCACTAACATAGCGCCTGCAACCTTAGATAATGATAATTGGACAAGTAGCGCCGTTAAAGAAATAACAACAAACAGCTTCACATATATGTCTGCACAAAATAACGTTACCTCTATACGTTGGGGTGCTATTGGATTTTAGCCAATGGGGACCATTCAAAGAAAATCAAACGACTGTATCTTATTTGATTTCTTACATAGAAATATTTGGAACAGTAACTATGATGAAAGATGAACCTAAACGCTTATATGAAGCAAGTGTTAGGGCAAATAATATTACTACTACTGGATTTGAATTACATAGCGGTTTTGTTGGTAATCATATTGCAAAAGCTATAAACAATGGGTTTTGGATAAACATAGGTCGTGCGTAGCCAATGGGGACAAACTTCTCACAATACATCAGAATATCAATCAAAAGCGACATTACCTATTAGATTTAGTACGCCATTTAAGGCGATTGGCTCGGTTTTTGGTTCGGCAGGCATGGCGAGCACCAACAATTATGATGATGGAATAAAATTAACATCAACTGATATTGCATTTAGATTTTATGGACATAATTATATCGCTATAGGCTTATCGTAACCAATGGGGAATAGTTAAAAGGGGTCGTATTGATGTGTGGTATACTTCGCCAACACAATTTCCAATAGCTTTTACAGAGGTATATGTAGGAGTTGGCACTATATTAGAATCAGCAACGGAGCGTTCTGCTAGTAACTTTGATAATGCCATTCGTCTTAGTTTAGATAGAATCGAATTTGCCAAATTTGAGCATTATTATATTGCTCTTGGCAAATCTTGACCAATTCCCTCCAATGGGGATACAAGAAAAGCGTATACGTGTATGATGGAACAACTTATCCTATTACCTTTCCTACTGCTTTTGATAATGAGTGTTCAGGCGTTTGGCCATCAATAGAACATAAAACATCTGTAGGAGGTAATGAGGTGTTCTATCATACTAATAAAAGTACAACTGGATTTACTCTTATCGCAGATGCTAGCCATTCCCCATATACTGTTGATGGTGTGGTCTATTTAGCGATTGGGCATTAAGCAGAAATACCAAACGAAAATACGCAACATTTGATATTGGGATACTTAAATACATTATCGTTTGTGAACCATACTTTGAATTTTAATTGATCATATTCGGTGATTAAATTCCAATCTGCTTCACGTGGATTTTTGTATTCAGACTTAGCAAAGAAGCAGGTGGAATAAGGAATTATCCAATTGTGATATTGTCCATCTTCGCCACTTACTCCCCATTGGATAGTGAATCCATTGGCATACTTCACGAACCCGCTTTCTCCAAAGCGTCGCGCCACTATTCCACCTTCGCCTAGCTTGGTTTTTATATCTTTCAGAGTAGCGACTGGATTCTCTTGCCAGTCAGTCGCCCCAAGGATTTTGGCAATCGCATCTGTAATTGCCGGGTGAGCAGAAACATCTGTATTATGAGTAGCTAATTGATTCTTTAAATTCTGAAGTAACCCACCGTGTGCATTTGGATCCGTATTATGTGCTTCCAGATCATGCACAGAGGCTACCCCATTATCGGAAATGATTGCTTGCACCTTTTCCGCATTACCAACCACAGTAGTAATCGTAAATGTGTAGCTATCCATCGGCGTATTCTTATCCGGGATGTAGTCAACGTAGTTGCCCCCATTTGTATAGGAGAAAAGCACCTCTTGTCCATTCTCACCAGCTTTGGCCATGAGCCCTATTTCTCGTGCATAAAAACCGGCTTCAAGGTTTTTATTCGAGAGTAGGCCTTGTACCATGAATTGGCCATCGCCTGTCTTAACACTTTTAGTAATCGCTAATTCCAGGCGCTTATCAGTCAACGCCGTAGCGCGTGGAATTGATGCGGGCATGTCGCCTGCACCGATAACGATTTTTGTAAAAATCAAAGCCTGCTTACTCGCATTAGCTTCCGCAATAGTATTTGTCCCCGCCATTGTAGTAATGACGGCAGGATATTTCGCCATGTATACCTCCTATATATGAATAAATTGGTGAACGGTAACAATACCGCCGATATAGATTTGTTGCGTTTGTGGGCCTGTCGCGATTTTTAAGCTAGGTTCAGCTACGGCACTGCCTGCAGCTGTTGCAATACCACCGACATACACGCCGCCTGAATTAATAGCGTGCACATATTCGATACCATCTAGCCAGGACCGCTTATTCTTAACGAATTCCAATATACGAAGCACGCGCTCTCGAATATTAGGTGTCATCATATAACCGGACATCTGCAGCTTAAAATGATAAGGCTTGCCGCCCTCGTAGCCCCAGTTCTCCACAACCTCACAGTCTGAATACAATTCGCCGATAGCTTCTTCTACTAATCCAACGGTGCCCTTTCTTCGATGCCAAGCGATAGAACTCAAAATTAATTTAATCTTTTGTTCTCTCGCTACAGCTTCATCGTAGAAGTCAACGTGTAAATGCCAGGCTAACTCGTCAAGTATTGGCGTGCTTAACTCATTAAGATGAGACAGGATAGTTAGCCTATCCACGAACGGCATCAACGCCATAAGTTTCAATGTAACCACTTCAGCTAAGGCTTGAACAGTAGTATCATTAGCAATCGAGCTTGGCAGAGTATCCTTTAATTTGAATTTGTAGAGATCATTCATGCTCTACACCTCCATATGTGATAGTCTTACCTGTACATTGCGCCAATTCCACTTGGTAGCCCTCTTCTTTCTTACCGTCTTTCACGACGGTAAATATAGGCGATGTTACACTAACACGCTTAGCCCCTGCTTCCATTACACGCCGAATCAATTCAGAAGGAATGATGTCGCGCCCTACTTTTCCGGATTGCCATGTTATGTAATCCGTAACAGCCGCATCCACACGACTTTTAATCGTGTCAGCGTAATACGAATTATCTGAATCAATATAGTACTGAATATCGATACTATAATTCTTAGCAATTGGCGCTTTTACAGACACATTATCAGTAAGTGGCCGCACCTTCTTATCAGTGAGAGTGGCTTCCACTAATTTAAGAATTTCTTCTCCAGCAATTTCCCCCGATACTAGACCAGGATATACAACTACATCCCCTGGTTTAGGTGATACCACTTTCACGGAGCTAATAAGGGCTGATGCTTTTTTTGTAAAAAACTCATAGGCCCCTTCGGCCCCTGCACAAGAAAAGCTTTCAGGCGCTTCCCTAATACGTTCGCGGAACGCATCGTCCGTCTCCGTATCGGCGCCACCTTCAGATATTGTAATATTGGTTACACTTGCGATATACGGAATCGGATCTACAAGAGTGGTAATCGACCCTGCTGGGTAGCCATTCCCTTTAGCCGAAGCTTCTGTACATACCGCTTTTACTTGTATCATGGTTTCAGTAGCTGATAAGTAGTAAGGCTCAGTTAGTGCAAAAAATGCACCATCTCCCGAAGTAAATCGTGTACCTTTTGGAATAGCTATACCTTCGGGCCGTGCCATTGATGCAGTCAACTTCATAGTAGTGACTGCGCCCGTAGCTTGTAAGCGTTCTACGCCTAGGGCTATACCTATATGGTCTAGGTTGTTGCCTCTAGCATATGCCAGAAGATTCTGCTTGCCCGTATCGTTGATGCGGTTAAGCAATAAAATCACAATATTGGTAATCGCTAATAAGAATAAGCGGATAGGGTCCGCTGGTGCTAACTTTCGCCCAGTAATAGAAGAGTAGAGGGCGAATATTTCCTTTTCAACGGCTTCTTTATCAGCCGTGACAAAGTTGATTTCAGGTAAGTTCATTATTATCGCCTCCACGGTGGTAAATTAATAGTCGCCCTTATATCTACATCAGGGCATTTCAAAATAAGATTAGCGGGCAATATCACATATTGAGCGTACTCTTGATTAGCTTCTAACAGCACATTCATATAGGCTTCGCTACCATACACTTTAAATGCGATACCGTCCCACATATCTCCTTGGATGGTTCTATACGGATTCATAGCCACCTGCACTTTCTAACCATTCGTCTTTTATAGCGATTGATACTTTGGGTATTAAATGCCCTTCTTCAGCATCAGTTGCAACAGTGCTTTCAAAATCTACTGACACAACTCTGCAGCGTGGCTCATATTCAGCAATGGCCCGAATTACCTCTGCAGATATTCTGGCCATTGCTACCGGTAAAGGTAAATCAATGACGGTACCATCTATGCCGAACCGCCTATCAAGTGGTACGGAAAATTGCGTTGTAGAAATAATAGTTCGCACATTTTGAATAATCTCAGTAAGAATATCCTTAGGGGCAAAATCAATGCCGTCAAGACGAGCGCTTACGTCAATTTGCATTTGTATCGCCTCCTTGTTTAGGTGTGATTACAACTTTAGGAATATCAGGAGCCTCCTTCAGCGTTACATTAATAGATGCGGATAACACATTACCGCGATTATCAATCGTATTCATCGCAGCGCTTATACTGGTAATCAGTAATTTATGCTCACTAAATGGTTTACCATTAATAATCAACTGCTCGGCTTGCCCTTCTTGGCACATCTTGGCCACCGCTTCAATTTCTTTTAAAGGATCAACGCCCAATAACTTATTAAAGTTCATCGTAAAAGAAATTTCATCTGCATCAGGCCCCAGAAATTCAAGTATTGGCTTTTGCCCTATGATTTCTTGAGACGCTGTTCGTGCACTGATATTCCGTGCCAACGCATCGAACGTACGCACCGTATGGGAGGATGCCACAAACACAATTTTTCCAAAGCTTCCTAATTGACGTTGTGGCAAGTATCCACCCAGGCCAAATTTATCAGCTAAATTAGATAGGCGAGAGTAAGCCACATCGCCTAATTGCGTATTTTGTAAATTCTTTAAACCTTGTGAATTAAGGTTCTTCTTATAATTGGCAGCAGTACTACCTAATTTACTAAATAAAGATATGTTACTCACCTCCTATCAATTCGGCGTGCCTGTGCTTCCGCCACCAGGAACAACACCGCCGTGCGTGTGAGATACTAAACTAATTCCGTTAACCACTACATCTCCTGAAGGAGCATTAATAGTTAAATTACCAGTACAATTAATTACAAGACCTCCACCGTCCGCATCATATGAGACGGTCGAGCCGTCCACAAATTTGATGCCGTGGATATTCTGCCCATTAAAAGAGGGCTTATCCTTGGCATTATACGTAGTGCCTAAGATGTAGCCCTGGGACAAATTATTATCTTGAGGTAGAAATAAACATAATACCTGTTCGCCAATACCTGGCATCCAGTAATGTTTATTATCTTGTGATCCATGGGAAAGTACTTCGAGTGGATACGATACTAAATCGTCTCGGTCCGGAAATGTTACCCTTGCCGTCATGGTTGAAGGGTCCGTACTAGATACGATGCCGTCACGAATTAAATTTTTTAACGCCACACTAATATCCATCTAGGCACCTCCTTATATCTAGGCTTTGTGTATATCCGCCCCCTACCTTATGGGAGCATTTACTAATGATATACTTACCGTCGAATTTACCGAATCCTTTTAAATTAATTGTGGCTGATGCGGCCAATACGATATGGCCAAGCATAGCAACAGAACCAGTAATTTCATTCTTGTTCTTTTCTCGTAGCTTTTTCTTGGCCAAACGTTCCGCTTCCGCCTGTGTCTCACAACTTTGGTTAACTTGCAGTATCTTACCTTGCGTTTTGTGCGGATCCTTGAACGTGAATTCAATATTACTCTTTTGCTTAGTACTCTTATGCTTTACGTGGCATCCCCAATACACATCCTTTAGCGATGTTTTTAACGAGTAGCTACCCTGATAGGGAATGATTTCCCCTAGTTCCTTAATTTGTTCTTCTGTAAAGTCCGTAGGCATTGGTCCCTTAATAAGAGTTGCGACTACTTTTTCTGTTTCAAATTTTGTTTCATCAAAAATAATCACTTGCTTGTCTGAAACCTTTAATGCCAGCCCGTTATCCTTACAAACTTTCATCAAGAATTCTAAATCAGATTGGTCTGACTGCTCGACCCTATCTAATTTGATTGTTTCGGGTGTATCATAAAACAATTCAAGCCCCGCCCCCTTTGCGAGCTCCTCTGCAACAGCTTTTAGAGTCGTCTTCTCCCAAGACTTACTCTTCAATTCCCCTCTTAACTTGGATTCATCTGGAACACTAACAGCCCCTATGGTGACCTCGTGCGGTGGGTTTTTACAAGTAATTTCATCGATTTCAAACTGCCCGCATTTCATCTCTATCTCGTCTCCAGGTTCATTCCAATTATGGAATACGATTGATGCGGTTAACTTCGCCCCTTTTTCAGGGAACCAGTCGGACATCCAAAGCTCTTCTATATCGTGTAGTGTGATTGATATATCGTCAGCTTCTCCAGACATTACATCGTTAAAGCTGAAATCCTTTAAATACGGAACCAGGTCTTGTGTGATGTCTTTTTGGTCATACTGCAGTTTGACAGTAACATAGCGCAAATTACTAGGCATAGCTTACACGCCCTTTCCGATTTTGGATTTCAGCAAGGCGCGCTTCTAGGTCATCCACCGCTCCTCCTACAGCACTTTTAATTTGTTGTACAGCACTTGCATCCGCATTACCATTAATAGTGATGTTGATTGGTGCTGATACAGATACTGCAGAGTTGCCTTCACCAGGGAAAAGCCCCATCATAGCACCAGTTTGACGCCATAAGGCTTCGGCCCTAGGTGTACCATTGATAGGAATGGCAGCTTCATCAGATTCTTCGGCAAACGTAGTAAGGAACGCCCCTTTACCATAAATACCGCCTTTCGCGTTATGCTGTACAGATTGCCCGTTGGCAGTGGCGGTCCCCTCTACTCTGGCTTGAATTGGTTTACTGAAAATGGATCTAACCCATTCCCATTTTTCACTAATCCAATCAAACAGACCTCCGAGTTTACTCATCACCCAGTCGTAGAATTGGCCAAGCGCTGCTTTAGGGTCTTCCCATAATAGAGTGAACCAGGCTTTCACTTGGTCCCAGTTAGCAATTAATCCCATCGCCGCATAAATCAGCCACCCTATAGGGCCGGCCATGAACGCGATAATGGCAGCTGTAGGGGATTCCCACATCGATGTGCAGAAGTCGGACACAATTTCAAAATGAGTGACTAACCACGCCAAAACACCAATTAATGCGGCAATAGCTAATATCACCAATCCTATCGGATTAGCACTCATCGCCGCATTTAACAACCATTGCGCCGACGCGGCCGCATAGGTCGCAACTGTACCTGCTATCATCGCCGCTTTATGGATACCCGATGCAATCACATTGCGCATAGTTGCCACACGTTCCGATTCCATCATAAGCCGATAAGCCGCATGTGCTGCCGTTACGCTGAAGTAAACCGCTTTCACTGCTTTATAGGCAATTACCATCCCCGCTACAGCAACGCTTGTTTTGATAATAGCTTCGGTAAGTTCAGGATGTTCACTTGCTACTTTTGATACATACGCAGCTTCATTTGCTAAGGAATCGCCCAATTCTGCAAGGGTAGGCAACATCGTACTTCCTATAGAAATTGCCACCGATTCAGTCGCGGACTGTAATCGCATCATAGCGCCCCGTGCATTATTCTGCATTGTTTCAGCCATAGTAGCAGCCGCGCCGTCACTGTTTTCAAGTTCTTTCGTTAAATTATCTAACGCATCCGGTCCTTGATCAATTACAGCTACCCAAGCTGATGCAGCGTTGGTTCCGAAGATAGTCGAAAGTGTAGCAAGTTTTTGCTCCTTGCTCATATCCTTAGTCTTATCTGCTAAGTCGCGAACGATTGCACCCATCTTACGTGGTCCGTTGGTATCATTCATCGCAATACCTAGGCTGTCTAGTGCGGCTTTGGCTTCTTCTTGTTGCGCCGTGGCTTCACTTAATGAAAGCCCCATTTCCTCAATCGCTTTAGTAGATTTTGAGGAAGTGCCAGCTAACCGTAAGAAACCAGATCGCAAGGCAGTACCTGCTGCAGATGCTTTAATACCACTGTTGGCCATAAGCCCAGTAAGTGCTGCCGTTTCTTCTAAGCTTGCACCAAAGGCATGCGCTACTGGTGCGGCGTACTTCATTGTTTCGCCCATCATCTCAACAGTTGTATTTGTCTTGGTGGTAGTTTTAGCAAATACGTCCGCCATATGCCCTGCATGTTCTGCACTTAATCCAAACGCGGTAAGGTCATCAGATACGATATCAGCAGTACGCGCTAAATCCGTATTACTTGCCGCAGCTAAGTTCAAAAGCCCTGGCATACCTGCCATGATTTGTTGAGAGTTCCAACCGGCCATGCCTAGATATGTCATCGCTTCGCCCGCTTGTGTGGCGGAGAACATTGTTTTCTCGCCAAGCTCACGAGCGGTGGCCGTCAATTGTTGCATCGCCTTATCATCAGATACGGTGATTGCCTTTACCTTGGACATCACTGCTTCAAAGTCTGCAGCTTTAGATAGCATCCCAACGAGCGGAGCGGCCATTACAGCAGTAGTAGCCATAGTGCTACCTAAATCACTACGAGCACTTTTAGCATTAGCGTCAGCGGCAATTTTATTTTGCATTGCTTTTCTGAGTTTTGCGTCTTTAGCTGCCGTTTGGTCTAGCGCCTTACCAACTTTCTCCGTTGCGTTGCGGTACGAGTCCATGGAGATAACGCCTTGCTTTAATGCAGAATCCAAAGCCCTTTGTTGCGCTTTCAACTCGGTCATTTTAGAGCCGTATTGCGTCAACGTACCCTTGGCTTGCTGCATCGACGTCTTAAACCCTTGGGCTAAGGCGCCGTTTATTGCAAAAGCAATCTCAAATACTTTACCCGCCATAGTTCCTCCTTTCTTTTAAATTTGTGTACGCAAAAAGCGCTTGATGGATTAGTCCTCTTCCTCCCTCAAGCGCTTTTCATCTTCAAGAACAAATTCTAAATCGTCTATCCAATCTGCTATTTCAGCGATTGGGGTAGACATCCAAAAGTCTATGCCTCCGCACTCTCTAAGTCGGATGGCAATTCTTCGGCATTGTTGTCCGGGAGAAGTCCCATTTTCTCTACCGAACCACGCAATAAAAAAACGCTTACCTCTGCGCACATTTCAGTGAATTCAGAGATTGGCATTGTCATTAATACCTTTGCGCTTTCCTTTAGCGCTATGGCGGCAACTTCTGCCTGAAATCGTTTAGAAAATGTAACATCTGGGGTCATATCGCCTTCACGGCGGACACGAAGTTCCGCCTTTGTGAAGTCAAACCCTGTTAAATTGTTTAAGCCGTCAATTAGCTTTTCGCGATCATATGTAGCCATTATTTACCCAATGCCTCCCTTACAGATGCCAAGTAATCAACGCCATTGATTACACAAACATAGTTAAATTTATCAATTTCAGTACGAGTTTTACCGCCAACAGTCATTTTGAAATATACAATTTCAAACTCTGTAGAGGTATCGGTTTTACTCGCCTGTTCAAATTTGCCAAGACCGATTTTCTTAGGCATCACTTTGGCATATACGCTGACCGCCTCAGGTACTAATTCACCTTTTGCAGAATCATATAGCTGTTGCGCACCACGAATTTCGATATCATGCACCTTTTGACTAGCAAGGTCGGTCACATCTTTATCAATGGTATTCCATTTAATGGACATGTTCATTGCCTTAGTTTGACCAAGTACACCCAAATCAACTTCGCCGGCAATGCCCGCGCCCTTGATGGTGTCACTGATAAATTCGATATCAGGTAAGGTTACATCGGCGTAACCATATAATTCTCTGCCTGAGCTAAAAATGGCAAAGTCAATCAACTTGTCTCTATGTTTAGCCATGAGTTACCTCCCTCTTAATTAAATAATGTGCTCATGTAAGACGAATCATATTCTTGGATGAAATCGATTTCACGGGCCGGTGTTGGCACACCTAAATATACATGGAATCGATAAATTCCGTTCAACAAATCTGTTATTGGGTTTTCAGATTCCAAAAATTCAACACGAGCCCCAAGAAGCGCGCCGGATGCTACGTGGCCATTTAGCCAAGCGTTGGCACTGTTCACAACGTTATTAATCAAACGCTTGTTCCCTGGGTCGTCAATTTTAGACCAGAAGGATGTAATCAGTGTGTTAGATACCCAGTTAAACATACGACGTACAGGGATAAAGGAATCCTTAACATCTGTATTAGATGGGTAGGCCGTTGTACGGTTGCCCCAGGCTCTCCATCCGCCGATGAAATTAAGTGCAGTAACGACACCTTGGCCGTTCAAATACGCGGCTTCATCTGGGCCTAGATAGATTTCAGTACCGTCTTTCAACACAGCGCTATCCGCTTGCAAAGACTCATTAGATGGAGACTTGTAAGGGATATCGTCATATTTAGCGTCTGTCTTAGCCATAAGACCTGCGAGCTGTGTGGATAAATGGAATTGACGATTAGCTAATGCTACTTTTGGCCAACATAAGATTTGACGTTCATCGACGTAGTTCTTTTTATTTTTCCATTCGCTAACTGCTGTTGCTTTTTTAATTTCATCGGTAGGGGCGTCACATAAGGACATAGCTTGGAACATACCATTAATAGTAGTTTCCTTTGCTTTCATTACAGCCGCTACAAGTGTATTATGGGACCAGCCAGGAGCCAATAAATTACCTGGAATTAAGCCAAATCGTGGGAATACTTCATTGATAAGTTCCAAACCTTTACGCTTGCCTTCAGTATCCACGCCGCCGACGATGTCATCCGCCGTTACCATAGATGGGTCTACGTAATCATAAGATACCCAAACAGATGTTGCGCTATTAAGTGCCCCTGTAGATACAATCCCAATAAGCAATTTGCCGTCATCGTTAAATGCCGCAGTGTAATCAACATTGATGGTTGATGCTGTACCGCCGTTTGTGGCAGATACTTTTAACGTGTTGAGTAATACAGGGTCTTCAATTGTCACGACTTTATCCTGAATTTGTTTTTGCGTAGACGCTAACGTCTTCTTATGTTTCTTCGGATCAAGAACATTGATAAAAACAACTGGCGCCATTCCAAATAAAGAGAATTGGGAATACATAGCTTCGCACAATGTGTATTTATCCCATTCTTTGGAGTACCCAAATTGAGTAGTGGCAGATGCGTAGTTGTAGCACAATACGGCTTTATTAGCTTCCGCTGGGTCAGTGGCCAAATGCACAGGCGCGGTGCCGACATAAACCGGTAAGGCTGCCGTAGCTTCTGCCATAGAAATAAGAGAAGTAGGTACCTCTCTTGTATAAATTCCGTGTCTATAGTTTCCCACTATCTACGACCTCCTTTTTTAAATTCAAGGTAAGCGGTGTTCATCGCTGTACCTTCTGTTGCTAATTCTTGTTGTGCTTCTGCAATCTTATTAATTGGCACAAACAATAAGCGTAGCATTGCTTTATCTTCACCTACCGTGGCTGGAATGCCGTCAATATAAACGGTACCTGTGGAAAGACCTAATTCAGCACTATTAGGTCCTAAGTAGATTACTTGTTTAGCATCATTAGATGTAACTGTTTTTTCCACAATTGCAGTTGTTTCATTTACAACTTCAACTGGTGCATCAGCTTTTGCCATTAAATAATCATCTCCTCTCGTATTTGTTCGATATCATATTTAACTGTCATAAATCCCTCCCAATACGGATAGGCTTGATCCGGAGGGATGTCGGTATCAATTCCGTGTTTATCATCCATTACTAAGCGGTACCGCTTAGCAATAACTGGATGGGCCAGTAGCGCTTGCCGTGTGGTTTCTAAGAAATTGGTAATCTCCATCCAGCCCTTTTCCACATCCTCGGAGTACACACCGTGGATTAGAAATAGTTGGACAGTCGACCCCTGCAAGGTATCCTCAATCTTATTAATGCGAATAACAAGATGCGGATATTGGTCCTCCTTGGATGATTCTTTCATTTTTAAAAATCCAGGTACAACTAATAAAGGGTTCCCCTTTACTTGTGCATCATCGCTAAAATAGTTAGCATGCACCTTCTTTAGAAAATTTCCTAAATCAGTTGCTAATTGCGTAGGTGTCATCGATTACCCTCCTATTAATGCGTCGAGCGCGAGTTCCATTTGCTTTTGCAATTCCTGCTCTGCTTTATTCCCAACAAAAGCGGATATCTTGGCATCACCCAATATGCTTGGTATCGAAGGGCCGTGAAATTGCCCTATCGGATACCTGTCTGCACCCTTACGATACATCGCCCCGATATGTCCACTCCTCATACGAGCAATAAAAGCATTAGGGATTGGCCCTCCGCCACCATTCCGCATTACTTGTGCTTTGACTACACGCCCTCTCCGTTTAGGCGGGCTTTTTGGCGTAACTCTGAATTTAGTAAGAGCTATCGGTCTACCCTTTGAACGAATAAAGGCAGATAAAGTCGTCCCCGCCTTATCCACCTTTATGGTTTTATTAATATTCGATTTAGTAACTAAGTACTCTTCGTTAACACGATCAACTGTAGCCTTTTTGATTTTAGGTAACGCTTTGTTGATAGCTTTTGCGGTAGTCTTCGGAGTGCCGACAACTAATGCATCTATCTTAGCCAACCCGTTTTTCAGCCCTTTTATGTCAATAGTTACACTCACGAGTTATTCCCCCTAAGGACAATATTTAACATGCCCATATCGTCCTCACACGATTGAACCAGCATGATGCGGCCGTTAAAGCGAAAGATTTGATTGTACTCCGGCACCTCAGGTAAATCCCGCTTGGCCACGTGTACTATAATCGTATCGTAAATCAACCCATCAATATCCTGGCCCATGATTTCAACATGCTGCTTATCGGTAAGACCTTCCGCCACTGCATAGCACTGCGTACCATTTAGATTATGTACTTCGGCAAATTCATTGGAATTGATAAACACCTTTTCAATGTCATTTTGCGCAAAGTCCTTAAATCCCATGATTATTCACCTAAGATATTGATGAGTTCTTCACGAGTAGCGTTTTCCGGAATATCCAATTGTTCAGCAGATGCCATTACGCGAAGTGCTTCATCGGATAAGAGTTCCAAGTTGACGTCCGCATCAGAAGTAAGGATATCGGAAATCATATCCGCCTTTGTGGCTTTGCTTGCAAAATCAAGTCCAATAGATTTACCATAACCGGCGATATCCTCATTCGTCATAACACCAAGAGCTGCGGCTAACGAGTCTTCTGCATTGTTTTTATCATCACCAACTACAACAGCTGCGCCTAAACGAATTAGGCGCTCTTCTTCATCTGCAGTTAAATCAGAGATAATATCACCAGGATTATACACATAATCGCCGGTATTAATCGCGTGCTTAGCTTGTACAGGCATTAGTCTTACCTCCTTTCAATTACAATACATCCGCTACGAAGTAGGAATCTACATCAAATGGAACGTAAATAGGACGAGATTGCAATTCTAAGAACACCGCATCAGGGTCACGATTAACCAATCGACGTAATACATATTCACCTTCATAGGTTACAAAGTCCATACCTTCACCAGGGATGATTGTATTAGCGCCATACAATTTAGTGAATTTAGCCATATCAGAAGCTACCAACAATTTACCGGTAGGCACCATTTCTTTTTCTTGGCCGTCTGTTGGGTCTACGTAATAATTATCATAAGTAAATACATTACATTGGATTTGACCGCCCATGAAGCCAACATACACAGCACCTTCCGCCATTTGTTCGAATTGCAAAAGCCCCATTTCTGTACGACGATTATCAAATAATGCCAAGATTTTTTTATCAGAAAGCATGACTTCTAATGTTTCAGAGTTCATAACCAACGTATTAGGGCTAAAGCCAGATGCTTTCAAGCACTTCTTTTTCCATTTGATAATGTTAGCCACAATTTCTGCAGCAGATTGGCCCCAACGCGCAGTACCAGATAATGTTTCTTTATTTGTAAAATTAAAGTCTACAACGTCATCAATGCCTTCGCCTTTGATGTGTGCCTGACCATTGAGTAATACGTCTGCCGCCATAACTTCTTGAGAACGTACCAAGTTATCCTTTAATTCTTGTGTATCTTGCGCCAAGAGTTGGATAGCACGTTCTTCAGGAGTTACAGTGCCCGCAAACGGCTGTTCGCCTGCTTGGCGAACCTTGATATCATTTTCTGTGATAGGGCGTTTTTCTTTCTTTTGCGCAGGTTTATACGTGGTTGTAGTCATGCCTGTGCGTTGAGATAAAGGTGCTGTAGAGTTAGGTGCCACCCAAGGTGTGATAGTACGGCGACCTTTTACAATGTCAAATGAAACTGTTTCTGTTAAGAATGTTTTTGTATCTTTGAAAAATAAGTCTTTCAAAAAGGATGGCACATCGGGAGTACGACGAACCACCGCAGCAAGTGTTTTTGGTGCGTAAATATTATCCATGTATCCTCCTTATTAACGGAAATAAATGTTGCGGGCTTCAGCTTTTGCTGTGAAGCCTTCCGCTGTTTTGCCAGAAGCAAATACTAAATTAGCTGTAGCAAATTCACCGGTTACGGCAATTTCTGCAACTACATCACCTTTTGTAGCGTCAATATCTGCTAAGGCTACACCATATACATCTGTATCCGCACGTTTAGCTTTTTTAGAAGTAGCTTCTAATTCTAATACTGTGCCTGCCTTAATTACTGCAGCATCTTGACCGATTGTTACTTTCTTAGTAACGACTGGCATTTGTGTGCCAGCGATTAGAGGTTTGTACTCTAATTTTTGTTCTTCCACGTATGGCATATTATCTGCCCTCCTTATTTCTTATTGCGTGCTTTCATTACACGATCAACAATTTGCATTGTTTTTTCAGAATCATCGATATCCTCGTCAAGCACTTGACCAGGGATCGTATCAACTTGATTAGATGCATTGTTAGCATCTTGCATTAGTTGTTGTAATTGATTTGTCGGTTGTTCAGGTTGTGGCATATTGAGTAATTCAACAGCTACATCTTGAACAGTAGCGTATGTTTCGTATTTAGCACGATTGATAACTTCCGCGCGTGCTTCGTTATTAATCCCATCAAGGGCTTGTAAACGTGCACGTTCAGCAGCAACGCCCGCATTAAATACTTCATCATATACTTCCGCATAATCTGTACGTAACAATTCAGCAGTTACTTCCATTGGCTCCTCTCCTTTCTCTTCATATTTATCAACAGGCAACCCTTTGAGTACATCCATACTCATTGGTAAGCCATTGACAATTAAGTCAGTGCCTTTACGGCATGCAACCATTTGCAAGGATTCATCTACACTTGTGCAGAATCCTTTTTCCAATGCATCCCTTGCTGTTAACCAAGTTTCGTCATCCATCATGGTTGCGATTTCTTCACGAGTTAACCCTGTGCGGGCTTCGTAAATATCGATAAGGTTTTCTTTTGTTTTACGTAATGATTCTGCGGCTTTCTCAAAATCATCTGCTTCACCAAATGCATATGAGCTTGGATTGTGAATCATCATTTCACTACCCAGAGCCATATGAATTTCATCGCCTGCCATTGAAATAATAGAAGCAATAGATGCCGCTAGGCCCTCGATAATAACAGATTTCTTATTTTGTAAAGCTCGCAATCGGTTGTAGATTGTAACGCCCGCCGATACTTCACCGCCTACAGAGTTAACATGTAGAACGATGTTTTGCGATGGATCCAATCCTTGAAGTTGTGATAGTACGTTAGAAACGCCTGTATCCTCGTCCCAATAACTGGCACCATTCACGACTACGCCGTAAATGTCGACGTCAATCGTCTCCGCTTCCTGAATCAGATTTAGCGGAGTTCGAATTTTGAACTGAAATTTGTTGTCCTTGTTCATTCAACAAGCCTCCTTCATCCATAGATTGGTGTTCACGAATACGTTGTGGTAAGATTTCATTTTCATAATCCATGCCGGTAAGCTCTGCGGCTTCCTTAGCGCGAGTACTAAATGCGTTCTTAACACGAATTTCTGCTGCAGTAGCTTCCTTCTGCGGGTCTAATTGGCCTTGCGAAGGTCCGTACCACTCAGCACCCAGCCACGACTCTCGGATGATTGGATCATCAAAGAAACCTGGCGCGTCAATGCGACCTAATAGAATGGCCATCGTAAGCCACTCTTCGTAAATAGGATTGCAAAATTGAGTAATAAATTCGGCACGTTGTGTTTCAACAGACTTCCAATATTCGAGTAACGCCGCTCTTGATGCGGAGTAACTTTGACCAAAGTGCTTAACTAAAATCTCATATGGAATTTCTAGTGCTGCACCTACGTGGCTAATAAGTGAGGACGTAAAGTCTGCAAAGCTCGAAGGTATTGGCGTTTTTTCGGCCACATTCACTTTTTCACCAGGCGCCAATACATTTACCGTACCGTTACCTAATTCGATTGTTTCGTCGCTTTCAGCATCCACTTGATCGTCTTCGTCAATCGCAGTCCCTAGCGACATGTCGTCCGGTGCTTCCGATTCAATGAAGATTGCCATCAAGGCATTAACTAATACCTTCATAACTTCCGCATCATTGTACCGACTGAGCACTTTCAAATCCTCGATTACCGGAGACAATATAGGGATGCCGCGCAACTGGCCACTTCGCTCAATCGTCATAACCTGAATAATATTCCGTCGTCCAGTTTGTGTGCCGTACTTCGGAATATATGTGTAATCATGATCATCGTTAAAAGAGTTATACAGCTTATTTAATACGTAGAAGCCAACGGCCGCGCCATATTTATTGAACTTCACGCCGTGAATGACATCATTATTCTCATCTTCTTCACGCCCTTTATATTTAGGCGGAGAAGCCACAAGAATCGATTCAACAATCTGCAATCGCAATGGGTACGGGTTCTTATCCGATTGATTAAACAATAATGGTAAATTTACAAATGAATCGCCGTACAATAGCTTTTCATAGTACACTAAAGCCTGAATTCCGTAGAAATCGGTCTGTTCACGTGCATCACAGTGCTTCGCCCACATCGCAAACTCTCGTTCGGTCTTACGCTCCCACGCGTTCTTTTCTTCGAACGTTAGCCCCAACTCCTCGTAGCGGATATTGGCCTTAAATCGTAGGCCTGGACCAATAACATTGGTTTTATTCGTCTTCAGTGCGCCAGCTGCAATCGGTGTACCTTGTTGGAGGTCTACAGACCTTGCCCGTAGCATTCTAAAGTTAGCATCGATATCGTGCCTTGCATCCTGAGAGTTAACCTGGTACCCTTTGGCGCTAGATTTAAAACTATTAGCGCCGTGATTAGAATAGCCTGAGTTTGTTTTACTCCCAGAATATTGCGTTGCTTTGTGCCTACCAGCTGCGGTTTTCATAAACTGCTTCTTACGTTTACTCATATATCCCGCGGAATGACACGATATGCACGACGTCGAGGTCTATTCTCGAGCCGAGCCACTTCGTTGCGCCAAAAGTTGATACGGTCTTTCACCTCTTGCACATTCGCACGAGTTAACCGGCGATTACCAATGGTGTACTCTTTGCCCGTTGCCAATGCTAAATCCGCCTCTAGCCACGCCTGTAAATGCTCTTTTGCCTCATATATTGTCCATTCTGCCATCCTTTCACCTCCTTTCACGCATTAAAAAAGCGCCCATGTTGAGCGCTTAGACTTGTGCCATGCATAGATTGGAACATCATGCTTATTAAAGCCTGTGTTTCCACATCCGTGTGGCACAATATCTCCATATGTTTGATATCATGAGCTGATATATTTAGGCCTTGCCTATATTTATATAAAAATTCTGGCATTGCCTTTTCTATCATCAAATATAAATAATAAGGGATTACGTTTCGTGGTTGAATCACTACATATTTAGCATCAACTTGTTGCGCCTCAGCTAAATACACCAACTCCCCTTTACTAGCAGATACTTGCAAGCAAATACGGCCAGACGGATATATTTGCTCCTTCTTAGGACGCCCCAGTATATCTGCCACTTCCGTAATTTTAATTTTCTTGTAATTTCTTAACATTACGCGAACATCTTTTGAAGTAAATACTTTTTAACATCTTCTATTTTTTTTATCACGGCTTCTTGCTCCTCAACTGTACACGCGCTATCAGACGATACCAAAAATTCTGTAAATTCTTTTACAAATTCGTCATGCTCTTTCTGCGCGTCAGGATCCGTACAGACTAATTGCTTTAACATCTCCGCAATTTCTAAACCCAACATCCGACTTTCTCGATTAATTTCGTTAAGTTCTTTAGCAAGCTGTACCGCATCTGGTATTTCTTCCGGCTCAAAGCTGTCAATGTATCGTAGAATATTCAGATTATAGTCATTATCTAAAATAGTAGACATGCGAATGTTACTAGAATATCGCTCTATATCCGCCCTGTCCTTGTACGCTTTAATTACTTTTTCAACCTGTTCGGTGGTCATTATATTTTTATTTTTGTGCTTAACGAAGTCTTTTTGTGCATCGATAAATAAAACGTCTTTGTTAGCGCGATTTTTCTTAAATACCAATATACACACAGGTATACTTGTATTTGTAAACAGATTAGAAGGCAATCCTATTACCGCATCAAGTAAATTATCCTCAATCAGCTTACGTCGTATATCGCCCTCTGCCTGTCCTCTGAAAAGCACACCGTGCGGCAGGATAAAGGCAGCTGTGCCAGAAGCATTTAACGAATAAAGTCCGTCGAGTATAAAAGCAAAATCGGCTTTACTCTTTGGTGCCAATTTATAACCTTCAAAACGTGCATCCATTTGTGGAGCCCATGATTGACTATACGGAGGATTACTAATCACGGTGTCATATTTTTTACTCTCTAGCATGTCTACTTTAACTACTTGGCCAAAGCCAGATACTGCGGATTCCACTTTATAGTACGCAAGCTCTTCACCAGTAAGAACGTTCTTCTCTACTACTTCCGCATCGATATTAGCCATTAACAGATTAAGCAGCATAAAAGCTATCGCATTTTTTGAATACTCTTCAGGCCTTAGTGTCACGGTATTATCTGCCTTAAATTTGGCTAAGGACAACCCGCCAATCCCTGCGCACACGTCGCGAACATCACCGCCAGGGGTAATACCTCCAATTATATCTAGCACACATTGTGGCGTGTAATCTTGCATATAGTTTTTTCTATCAGCGCTATGTTCTTCAAATTCGGCAAGTAAAGCTTCATATGAATAGTAAGGCTTTATCGACTTTAAAAGATTCGAACAACTATTCGAATCTAGCAACGCCTTTGTTAGAGCGGTAGGTATTTCGTATACTTCACGAATATTTAATTCTTCCATAATCCTTTGTAGGATTGTCATAATCGTATCCCTCCTCCTCTAACACGTCGTCTCGTTCGTTTCTTCGGTGCATCGCCCGCTTTCACTACTCGCGCCGTATTCTGATACGGCGTATACTCTTCCTTCCTATTCCGAGCCTCTAATGCATCGAAGTTCGGATTCATAATAGCAATAGCAGCTTGATTGTAGTTTCTAATATCAAATGGTTCATTTCTTTTGCGTCCTGGGCGTAATACCCACTGCTCTTTAAAATGTCCATTAACTAATTTAGAAACCTTCATTTCTGCCAACAGACCCTCAAAGTATTTCTTCCCATACCCTTTTTCATGATCTTTTGGAAAGTGACAATACCTTGGCTGGCCTTTTTCTTGGTTCAAATCGCTATAAATTTGTTCCTTGCCCGTATCTACGCCAAGCTTAAATAATTTAGTTTTGTACTTTTTCAGCTTAGTAGGCAAGCCATCAATCAGGTCTTTACCTGCACCGCCTACACCTTTAATAGGGTACACGCGCTTATGCCATCTAGTTGAACAGTACTTATATACCGATTGGGTCTTACTGCCGCCGGAGTCAATACACGTAACGGATACGCCTCGTTTTCTACCATCGGCATAAGACCATGTGCGATTTAAAATAATATCGTCCAATTCTTTCCATACGGCGTCGTAAGCAGGGTCTCCATACAATCTGAAGTATTGTATACCCCAGCTCTCATAATCTTTCCCCCAGCCTACAATTTCACACTCTAAACGGTCGTCCTGCGTATCGACGCCACAGGTTAAGAGTAATACTCCGTCCGGTAGCTCCGCTCCGTAGTCCTCCCTGCGTTCGTAAAGTTCTTCCGATTGCAGCGTTTCTGTATCCTCTTCGTAGGGAATACCCATTTCTGTATTAAAGAATGCCTTAACGCCAGCCGTTCCGAGTTTAGTCGCTTCCTCGTATTTATCTTGCAGTTTTCCCCAAGATGCCCAAGGCGAGCCAAACGCATTCATGTGAAAGCTACGGCAATTGTACTTTTTCAAATTCTCCGGTGCTTCCGCAATCCATTTGCCCTCTCGATACAGTTTCTTCCATTCGAACTCTTCTGATAGAGTTCCGCAGTGATCACAGGCCAAGTAGTACTTGCCTGTATCCTCGTCTGCGTGGAACTTATCCCAGGAAGGATACACGTATTCGCCACATGCAGGGCACTTAATATGCCATACTTCTTGCGTACCGCCTAGATACAATTTCTCTATCCGGCTGGTACCTTTGGCCAATGGCGTAGATGCGTACACGTGCTTGCGATTGTAGAACGTATTAGTACGCTTTTCTGCTAGGCTCAAAGGGTCGCCTTCCGTGCCTGCTGATGCTGGATAGCGGTCAATTTCGTCCGCTAGTAATACACGAATTGGCCTAGATGCCAAATCTGCTGGAGCGTTCGCACCGACTAATGTAAGGTAACCGCCAGGAAAGGTCTTATTCAATACCGTATTGCCACTGTCCCGAGATTTTACATCGGCCATTTTATCGTTCAGTACTTTCGTATCACGAATAAAGGGAGCAATACGAGTTTTCGAAAATTCCTTCGCTATATCTTTTGTAGGCTGCATAAACATAATTGGTGATGGAAAGTAATCAATAAAATAACCCAACACATTTTTAATGAGCTGGGTTTTACCGATTTGTGAGCCGGTCATATAGACTACTTTTTCAACGTCAGGGTCACTCACCGCATCAAGCATTTCCTTTTGATAAGGTGCCCTATCGGTGGAATACTTCCCTGGTTCGGCGCTATCCTCTGTAGATAGCACCACGTTAGCGTTGGCCCATTCCGACGCAGTAAACTTTGGCGGTGGTTTTAGAACACTGGCCAGCCCTTTAAATAGGTTGCATGTGTGCTTCAATCACCTTCACCTGCCTCGTCGTCATCCACGATGATGTCATCAGATTCATCGTGGAACATGTTCGGGTCATATTCAGACAATTCTGTTAAGCATTCATTGACTTCATCCAGAAGCGCATCTTGAATGACTAACAAGTTCGTCTCCCCTAGCACTTTAGGCGCTGCTTTTAATGGTAACGCCTGGAGCTTACTTTTAAAGTTATTCAACATTCGATTCATTACGGCTTTAACTGTGTTCGAGCGGTGCAATTCTCCATTCATGATCTTCAGTTTGTTTTCTTCAATCATCCGTTTAGTTCGAGTTAACAAAGTTCGTTCTGCATCATATCCGCCTTCCCGTGCTTTCTTTTCGAGTTTACTTTCTCCGGTTTTATACGCAATAAATGCTTGTACTGTTTTCGCAATATTGTACTGTCCTCGTTTTTCCTTTTCGAATATACCGTCTTCGGTCAACTGCTGAACACGTCGAGAGCTGATTCCGAGTACTTTTGCCACAATTTTAGATGATACTAATTCGTCAACGATTGTTACGTTCGTCACAGTCCCGCCTCCTTTCAAAAGTTGACCGATTTTGAAGCCGAACAGCAGTTCGGAAAAATAACTAACTAGCTATTCCGCGGGGTTCGGATGACCCACGCAAAATATTTTTCATTTGGAGTACCTTATAGGCCCCCTATTTGGGCTGAGGCCCTAGCCCCCATACATGCCCCCTCGCCAGTGCTGTTTGCGTGAATGTTTCATCATATCTTTAGCAAAGGCTTTGGCTTTGCAATTACCTTTACTGCCAAGGACAATAGCATTGGCAGTACACTTATTACGTTTGTTATGTAAACAATCTTTAATATGGCAAGTAATATCTGTCATACTATTCTCTCCTTTCTATTGGCAGTCAGATTCTATTTTATTTGTAGGCTTAATCAATATCACCTTAGGATGGTAGTAATTTGTTATAGTTAAGTACTCAAGGAAATCTCTTACATTATGTATTGGTTGTAGTTAAACAAGGCTATTTTTGGTCTAAAACATCTCAGAAGTGTCGCGAATTTATTTTGGTACAGTGTGTTATTTAAGTAGGATTACATTTGCCTTATGAGTAGGTACCCCCTATGATGATATTGATTAAACCTGCATAATACAAAAGGACGCCAAATGTACTTGGCGTCCTTTCCTTATTCACTTCCTGTGGAGTTTCCCAACTTTCACACCTACAGTATACCACATGTTGATGTACTGTTTTGTATCGTTTTGTATTGTCCACGCTATTTCAATCTAGCACGTATACGTCCTACCTCTACTAGGGCCCTATCGTGTAGCTCGCCACGTACTCTTGCCTCGCTATAGAATAAGATACCTGCTAGCTCTTTCCAACTCTTCCCTTGTACGTATCGTTCAGTCAATAGAACTGCCAGCTCATTTGGTCGTACTTGGCTAATCACCCAACGGACCTCGGCCTTGATGCCTTTAAGCCTTTCGATTTCCTTTCGTTGCAATTCAACACATTGCTCGATACCAGCTACTATACCGGATAAATCACCGCAATGCCCGCCCGATATCCTATCCTTGCTGTAGTCCGTGGCGGACAAGGTATCCGCCTTACGTTCTATCTGTGCCTCAATATCACGCTTAATTGAATCTATGCGGTCATCAATTCGTAATATTTGTTGCATGTACTCTTTATCGGTCACTCTTCCACCCCTTTGCAATAGCTCCATATCTCGTACAGTTTGTATTGGTCCTCGTGCTTACGGCTTACTGTCCACGGACTTTTACCTTCAGCATACACAAGTGCCTTACCGGTACCGCCCCATACATCATCAATACGATAGAAGTGTCTATGATACCAATGCTTATTATCATTCGATACTAACACGCAGTCCCCTTGTTTAAAGTGTTCCATTCCCCATCACCTCATTGATGTATCTATCCAAATACCACCGTGCTTTTTTTAGGTCTTCTAGCTTATCGCCTTTGTACCCTGCACGTGCGATGTACTTGATTACATTACCAAGATGATACGGCAGTTGTTGATCTTCAATAAAGTCAATCACCTCAATCTTACCTCTTGTATAATGCGATGGATGATTTACGGCATCGTGCTCAATATTACCGTACATCTTAGCCATATGTTCAGCCGTTGGCACTTGATCCGTTTCTTTCTTACTGTCTTCCTTCTGTCTATCTACTGTCTCTTTACTGTCTACTGTAGTCATTTTTGCTTCCTCCTCAACTTCCTTCTTGGATTTATGACAGAATTTAATTGCACAATCAGGGCAATATTTACGTGGTCGGCCCTGTGGCTTTCTAAAATATTCAAACGGCTCTCTGCAACCTTCGCACTCTCTAACTTCTAATTTAGTGCCTGCTGGCGGAGGCGTCATAACTTCCATGCACTCCGGACAATAATCTTCCGAAGTTTTAACCGTAAACTTCGTACCGCACTTTCTACATTTTTTTTGCATAGCGTGTTACTCCTTATATAACTCTTTACGATATTTAATGGCTTCAAGTAGTGCATCTTGCCCTACTTCTTTACGCTCTAATGCTTTCATCACTTGCTCGTCCATCGTTCCTTTTGTTACTAGATGATGGATAATAACCGGTTGCGTTTGGCCCTGCCTATGAAGTCTTGCGTTAGCTTGTTGATATTGTTCTAGGCTCCAAGTTAGCCCATACCAAACGATGATGTTGCCACCTGCTTGTAAGTTCAAACCGTATCCAGCCGATGCGGGGTGTGCCAATAACATTTGAATGTTACCTTTGTTCCACTCGGCCACATCGTCATCGGTCTTTAATTCGACAGCTTTTGGAAAGGCCTCTTTAATTGCTTGCAGGTCATGTTTGAAATTGTAGAATACTAACATCGGTTTTCCCTCATTTGTTTCTACCAATTCTTTTAACCGCTCCACTTTCTCATTGTGGACGATAATGGTTTCACCATCATCGGTATAGATAGCCCCGTTAGCCAGTTGTAATAATTTACCTGCCAAGGATGCTGCATTGAGTGCGCTTACATCGTCATCATCAACTAAGCTTAGAACATGATCACGTTCCATTTCTTTGTATAGCGCCCATTCTTTGGGATTCATTTCCACTGTGATGACATTTTCGATACGTTCTGGCAGTGTTAGATAATCTTTAGCTTTTAAGCTCATACAGATATCTTGCATCTTACTGAATATCGCCTTATCACCTCCTGGTAGCAGTCGGTAGCTATACACGACGTGCCCGTTTGTTTTGTCCGGTGTAAAATACCGGGTACGATATTCGGTAAGGGTTTTCCCCAATCGTTCACCACCATCTAATAAATACATCTGCGCCCACACATCCATTAATGTATTCGGTGCCGGTGTTCCTGTTAGGATCACTACTCGTTTGAAGAAAGGCCGCATTTTTCGCATGGCCTTAAACCGTTTAGCCTGGGGATTCTTAAAGGATGAACTTTCATCGATAACAAGCATGTCAAAAGGGAACGACTTCTTACGATAGTATTCATACAGCCATTGCACGTTCTCACGATTCATCACATAGATATCAGAATCACTTTCAAGTGCTTTGATGCGGTCCTTTTCAGGACCTAGCACAGATGCTATTCTCAAATAGCTTGTTTCATTCCATTTGTTAGCCTCTTGCACCCAAGTCGATTCTGCTACTTTCTTAGGTGCGATAAGAAGCACTTTTTTAATATCGAATTGATCATACATTAGCTGCTCAATAGCGATTAGTGTAGAAATTGTCTTGCCTAAGCCCATATCGAGTAACAGCCCATAATGTGTATGGTCAATGATTCTTTGAATTGCTATCTTTTGATAATCGTGTGGATGAAAGTCCATAAATCGCCCTTCTTATATCATCAACAAACAATGTAGCCCCTAATTTGCCGGTAACTACGGAAACACTGGCGCCCAGCTTTCGCATTCGTTCTATCTGTACGCGTTGGTTGGGCCTTAATCGCCCTTTTTCGTCTTTTAGCTCAGCGAACACGACTAGGCCGCCCGGTAAGATTATAATTCTGTCCGGCACGCCATCATTTCCCGGCGATACGAATTTCATATATATGCACCCCATATTTTTGAGTTGATTTCCCAACCAACGTTCAATATCTTTTTCCATGTTCTCACCTCGTTCTCATTTAATAATTGGACACACCCTCGGACACGCCTACGAACCCACACCGTTACTGGGTTTATGGGGGGGGTGTGTCCAATTTGTCCGATTTTTTGCCAGAATATATATATACGCGTATTCGCGTTTTTCACGTGTATACGTATACATACGATTATTCATATATTTATTTTTTATTTTTTATATAAATAATTGGACACACTAGACACATATTATTAATTTGATTAGTAGTTATCTGATTTTTTAGCGTGTCCGATTAGTGTGTCCAGACGTGTTTAGCGTGTCCAATTATTAGCATATATCAAAATTTATCAATGTATAGGCTTGAATAATTATTTTTACAAACCTTTGTACCTGTTAAATAATTGGACACACCTCAAATAATTGGACACACCTACTTTTCGTGATTACGTTTATAGATTGATAGAAGGTCTGTACCTTCCCTTACAAACGCCCTCTGTGGACCGTAAAGCCGGCCAAAACGTGCTTTTCCGGTTCCCTTTGTATAAGGGCTCCACCCTTTAATGGATTGCAAGATATCAATGATTTCTCTCGCCTTTGCGTTCTGCAGGTTCTTCCTGTCCCCCTCCATCACTTCACACCATATCTCAAGGGCACACACCCGCTCCCGCTGCACTGAACCACAATGATCGTCATCGCCATAGTTCCTGATATAATCGCGTCTATCAAAGATATCTAGCGACTCCCAATCTTCAGGTAATAACATCTCAAGGTATTCTTCAATGAGTCCTACGAGTTCACCACCTTCGGTGTGTGATAATTGGATTCTTAAAGCCTCTTCCTCAAGGTCTCCCTCGAGTACTAACGATTCCCCGTTAGACCAGTAGTAGTAAGCCTCCGCCCATAATTGGTCGATGTCATCTTGCGTTATGTCCCAGGCGTTTTTCGTCTTACGATCTTTGTCGCCTGTGATTGGCCAGAATCGGCGGTTACCGGTACGATCTTTAAGGAACATGAGATTATTAGTAGAACCTGCGAATACACACTGACGGGGGTACTCTTCGGTACGCCTGCCATACGGTGAACGGAACCGGTCGGAAGTACGGCTGATAAAGGCCTTTACGATTTCATTATCATTCTTATAGGTAGGCGCCAGTTCCGCGAGTTCATTAATCCAAGAACCCTGGATTTGTTCAAGGGCATCTTTGGTCTTGATATCAACCAACGAATTATTGAACCATTTACGGCCTAGGCGTTCTAAAATTAAAGATTTACCGAGACCTTGAGAGCCGTATAATACAATCGCCGTATCGAACTTGATACCAGGCACCATAACACGTGCTACAGCTCCGCACATCCATTTACGAGTAACCGCTCGAATGTATTCGGTATCTTCGGCACCGATGTAGTCGATAAAGAGGGTATCAACTCTACATTCACCATCCCAGGTTAAACCTGTTAGGTACTCACGCACAGGGTGGAATTTGTTGGCTTGCGTGACTTCCTGGAGAGCATCATCAATAATGCCTTTACCCTTTATTAGGTATTTCGTAGCAAAATAGTTACGCAGGCAGGCATCGTCCGTATCAGTCCAGTAAGGGGTTTCGTCCTTACCACGCCACGGCAAATCGTCAATCACCACTAAGCGGTGCGCAAATTCGTCAAGACGGATTTTACCTTTTAAGGCAGGGTCGTATTTAAGAACAATTAAGCAGTTGAATACATCTGATTCAGGCGTACCTCGACGGTCACGTTTGAGCTTTTCAAGAAAGTCTTCTTCCTCGTCCGTGATATCATCAAATTCCATATCGGCCGCGCGTTCCTTGTCGAGCAAAATCGGTGCCGCGCCGTCTTCGTTAACAAAGTCAAGCATTGCCTTATAGCTCGGAAGGTCTGTTACTTTGGTGCGCGGATCCGCGTCGGCATCTTCCGCTCCGAATAAGTGAATACGTACTAGGTCAAACGCATTGACGAGCTTACCGCTGATAGGGTCAGTTGCATGGTTCGAGTATGCAAACGTGTCATTGTCGTAAATAACTAGACCCGCTACTGAGCTACCTTCTGTATACGTGTAACGGTCTTCGTGCTGCGTTGGTGCATAGACATTTGGTAGAAACTTATGTATCGCTTCTGTGATACTGTAGCATCTACAAAAGGCGCCCAGTAATCCTTTTTTCTCTAATGGATTACCTTGCTTCTTGGCCGCATCAAGTCTGATTTGAGATTCTTTACTTGATGTTGGCCAAAGGCTCGTATCACGCCAGTCTCTGTAGGTACTCAAATACGTATCGACTGAAATAAGCTTACCTTCATTATGTTGGTATACATAATCAACGTCTTTAGGGCAACTTGGCCAATACATAAGGCGCTCCGCTTGATGCGTTGAGGAATCGAAGGATTCAATACCAATATCATCAGCAATGCGTCTTGATACAGCCTGGTATTCATCAGGTGTCATCACTCTATCAGTAGGAATGATGATGCGGTATCGGGGATTATCAGGTGTGTGGCTGTGCGTACTGTATAGCACGTATTCCATATCGCCTAGTTCCAAATCAAGGTTTGAAATAAAATCCTCGCTAGGTGAATCCGCATCAAGGGTAATCAAATATCTTTCTTTGACTTCCTCTCTGGTTCGTCTACCATTATTGGGTATATAACCACCTACGAAACCGCCTACATCTTTCCGCCTGCCCTTTTCGCCCTTAGGCATTTTAACGTATTCAGCAGCCGTTTCATTGGTTACAGTTGGTTCGGCCAATTTCTTGGCCAAGGCACTCCAAGTCATATTCTTAGACTTCCAGCTACGGGCGGAGCGATTTCTGCCCGTAGCTATGATGATATTTGTATCCATATTACATCGCTCCTCCCTTCGCAAATTGGATGTCTCTTATAAATCGCGGTACTTGTAATTTATGCTTTTTGACCCATTGGCATACAGCATAATTGACGTCGTGGTTATCACTAACACATCTGTTATTTTTTAACTTAGCCTGATGTATTTCAATGAAGTTATCTGTATCCTTGCTAGGATTAACTTCAATACATGCTACAGGTTTATCGCTTTTATAGACGCCTACGATGGCACACGTTCCGGCTTTTACCTTATCGACATAAGTACCAACGCAATTATTCAATTGCACGCCTAATCGGATGATGCCGTGCGTTGATTTGATCACGTTGAAAGTTAGCCCTTCAACTGAATCAGCTAATTTTTTATGGCGAAGACTCTGTTGCACTGGCAAGTTTTCGGCTTCTTCAAATTTAGATAGACACACAATCTCGTCGTGCAGGTCTTTAATCTGAATTCGTCTAGCCCAAACTTCCTTCTTCTTGCTTCTTGATAATCTAAGATACATATCAGATGTATCTTTAATTTCAGAATAGGAATCAGCATTTTTAATAAATAATAGAGTACGCCGCTCACCGTATTGGCGCATCATAATGGCTAGGAATTTTGTAAACATAAGCAAGGCTTGTTCGCTATTCCATATTGGCCACGATTGAATATATCCTGTGCCCCCACCTTCCTCTGCTACGAGGTCTGTAAAGGCCTTTTGATAATCCATACTTTTGAATATCTTGCTGGCCGTCTTAATGACTTTCACATAAAAGAAAGGACGTATTGACAGCAACCTTCTAACCCAGCGCTTATCCGGCAATTCATAAAGCTGTATTAGAGCTTTAATAAAAGGGGTCCCGGTACTTGTTAAGTCGGTAATATTTGAAGTGCTCACCTTGTCAGATCCGAAAGGTCTAAAATAGGTGTCGTAGTCTTTAACTAGGGTATCGTTTAAAGCTGGTGCATCTGGTGCCTGCATTTTCCATATTAGGTTATGGAGTAAATTATCAAGAGCCCCATATTTGGCCGATAATAAAACACCCTGCCTAATAGACTTAACTTTGTAGCCTACTTTCTTAGATAACTTAGTAAAGTAGGCGTCCTTTAGTACTTTAGCAAAAGTCTTTAGCTCGTTTTTATGTTCGGCTAATCGACAATTTGGAGTTGCTACAAGCCACCGTAAAGGTAACGACTTCGAGTAAAAGCATGATATGTTAGGCTCGATTTCAGATACTATATCGGCACGAGTACGCTTCTTTTGAACCAGGAATACTTTTCCTTGTTTAAAATCAAAACGCAATATGTCGATAAGATGCGGTTTGTATCCGGGGTAAATCGACTGCATATCATTATCGACATACACTGTGTGGTAGTCGAATTTAACGTCTAATATTGATCCCCTATCGATGATTGAAAGTTCAATATCAAGCGGAATATTATCATTACTCGAAACCTCAGCAACACAATCATCATTTGTGTGAATGAGTTCACCACATTGCGGGCAATAAAACTCATTTGACATATAGGGGTCTACGATTTTGCCCATACCGGATGACACGGAAGGCCACAAGCAGGCAAAGGATTGCCCGCAATCTACGTGGTAATGTACAGCAGGTGACCAAGAGTTCACTTGCTTGCGCCGTACTAGGTCATACAGCTTTTTGACTGACAAACTAAATAATACCTTCATAAGGCGCTAACCTCTTTCTTATAACAAATCGTCTAAATCGTCTTCTTCATCAACTACAGGAGCATCTTCAACAGGAAGGACTTCCTCTACAGGAGCTTTCTTTTTAGTAGTACGCTTACGCTTAGGTTTTTCAGCGGGTTGCTCTTCTACTTTAGGAGCGTCATCTACGGCTGGCGTTTCTTCAGTCTTTGCGGGCTCTGCTTTTTTACCGTTGAGTACTTTAAGACCCAAATCACAAGCAGCGATACAACCTTCGCAGTACGCCATAGCTGCGTCTTTACGTTCGCTAGCAGGTGCGTTTTTTACTAATTCGTATAAGCTATCAATGGCATCGCGTTGTTGTTTAATTTGTTCTTTATTAATCATAATGACTTCCTCCTAGTCTTTCATATAATACGGGTTTTCGAACCCTGCTGCGTTTAATATGAGGCCCTCATTCCAGGGCTCTGGTTTACACATAATATCTATAACTTCATCTAAACTGCCTTCGCCTATTGGTGCTTCGATTACCACTTCATCGTGGATATGGGCTACAATCTTGTACCCTGCTTTTGCCAGTCTTAGCATTGATGCGGCCAAGCAATCCCTTGCAACGGCTTGTACAATGTTTTCGACGAGCTTTCCGCCGTAGGTTTCAACTCTGCCCCATGTATTCTTAACCTGATCCATGCCGTCATACTCAATCGATTCACTACCAAACCGATTGAGCCCTATTCTAGGCCTTGCGTAAGCAAGCCTACGTCCAGAGGGTAACTCGATAAACATAAACCCTTTCGATTTAAAGAATTTAATGTTACCTTGCCTAATTCGTACAGGTTCGCCAGTCTTTACGACTTTCTTGGCTGCAGTATCTGCATCCTTCCAAAATCTCGTAATGCGTGGACTTGCTCGTCGCCAAGCTTCGATGATACCGGGAAGTTCTGATTCTGGAATTTCTCCTTTTGAGTCCATCGATTTCATGGCCCCTACGCCACCACCATAGCCGAGTGCTAGTTCCGCTACCTTCCCTTTTTGGCGAAGGTGGCCATTTACACCATGCTTCTCAACTGGTACATGGAACATACTAGAAGCAGATGCGCAGTAGATGTCGCCACCTTGTGCAAATACATCCTGTCGCCACTGCTCGTGAGCGAGCCAGGCAATCACACGGGCTTCAATAGCACTGAAGTCTGCCACTATAAAGCGGTGTCCATCCTCTGCTACGAGAGCCGTACGAATGAGTTGCTTAATCACATCACCAGGGTTTCCATAAAGTAGGTCTAGCAATTCTACATCTCTACTTTTAAGAACTTCCCTGGCTGTGTCTAAATCTTCTAGGTAATTACGAGGGAGGTTCTGTAGTTGCACTACACGCCCCGCCCATCGTCCGCTTCTCATGGCTCCGTAAAACTGAAGCATGCCGTGAATACGTCCATCGGAACATACTGCATTTTTCATGGCCAAGTACTTTTTAATTGACGAGTTGCCCAGAACTTGCCTGTTCTTCAGCACAGTCCGCACATCGGAAGGAATATCCTGCAACAGTAGATTTGATACATCATCTTTTCGCATCGTCTCGACTTCATAGCCAAGCCGTTCGAATATCCAATCCTTAAGCTGCAATGTACTATTAGGGTTATCTAGCCCTGTTAGCCGTTCCGATGATGCGGTGGCCTTTTCTACGATTTCATCGTTACATTGAAGAGCCGCATCGACGAGTTCCATATCTACTTTCACGCCTCGCCAGTTAATATCCTGGTCGAGTAACCAATACTCGTGCTCGATAGCAGGTGGTTTTAGCGAAAGTAAGCGTTTACGAATTGCCTTCTCTACTACTACGTCTTGTCGGTTATATTCAATATATTCCGCCCATTTCTCCGGCGCATCCTCGGGCATATTACGTGTCTTAGGATTTGTCTTAGTTGGTTTTCGCGGTACGGAGAAGAATTGAATTAAGCGTTTACCTCTTGCATCCTTGGCTTCACCTAATCGTAAAGCCTTAGACACATTATCGAGGCTCGCAGGTAAACTGCAATATAACGCTAGTACGGAGGTACATTCCCAATTCGTGTAATCCGCATCAGGGAAGTACTTTTTAAGACACAACATTTCGAATGCTGCGTTGAAAGCGGTCTTTGTAATTTCCTTGCTATACAAAGCGTCCACCACCCTTTCGGGTAGTGGATCCTTTGTCATATCAATTACTTCGACCGGTTCGTCATCAAAGCTATAGGCAAAGAGCAGTATTTCAAATGTTGTATCGTCAACGTATCGCTGCGCCCCATATTTAATAGGACAGGCGCAATACGTTTCCACGTCAATACTGAGCTCCATAATTGCCTCCTTAGATTAAATCGTCGTCATCGTCTAAGTCGCCTAAATCATCGTCGCCAAAGTCATTAGCAGATACATGTACACCGCCTAGGCGTTCGCCATCTTTAACTTTACGGATGCCGTTTAGGCCAAAGCCTACACCCTTCTTACCGTTGAAGTTATAGGCAAAAACGGAAAGCGCAACTTGTGCATATACACCAGAGTAGATTTCTTCTTCGATGTCGAAGTCATCCATTTTGATTTTGTCGCGTGTAAACACGATAGGTTGCTTATCGCTGTTAGCGTTAATGAAGTATTTGCCAGCATATGTTTCAGGTTGGTCAACTACTGCATCATCAGTATCGCCGTCGCGTAAGTTCAATTTGAGGTAGGCTGCTTTGCCTTCTACCTTAGCAACTGCTTTTGGATCCGCTTTAAGTTCTTCAATCGCACGTTCAAATGCTTTGATAGTCTTCTTATCTGTTTTATCGATAATGATTTGAGAGCTGTATTTTGCTTTGCCATCATCGTTTTTACGAGGTTGCGCAATGTTTGCATAAGAAAGTCTTACTACACCAGTTGTTAATTTAGCCATGTTACTGTCTCCTTATTTCTTAAATGGGTTATGTTCATAGTCAAACCCTATTACTGTATTAAACAATTCATCTAATTCATTTTCGATATCAGAACGTTCATCATCGAGTCGGTCCCACTCCTCATCCTCTAACCAAGGATACTCATAAGGGTCTAACTCCTCTTCCGTTTGATAGCTAAGTTCTATCGCGTCGCACCTAGCATCTACCGTACAATATCGCGTGTATAAGCTAGTGGCATAGGCAATAGTAATTTGGTAAAGCTCGTCGAGGTAATGCCCTCGTTCATGAAGCTCTATAGCGATAGCTCGTACGGAAGTCATTTTTCAACCTCCGCCATTAGCTTCGCTACTAATGCTTCTAGCTTAGAGATACGGCTTTGGGCATCCTTGGCTTCCGCTACGTAGTCCGCGCCCTTTCCTGTTTTAAACGAAAGACTTACATTGTATTGATTCTCAGCGCCTAAAGTAGCACCTACGCCAATCATTACACGTTCATTTGGACGGATAAACGCTCCAAGCGCTACAGCATTACTATTACGGTAATGGCCATAGCTTACAGCGTAGCTGACCTTATCATTTCTGTTGAACTCCAATGGATGGAGCCCAGCTAATGCTGCAGAGCTTGCACCTAACTTGTTAATGCGATGGGCTGTTGCGTTGATACGATTGTTGATTTCACCGGCCATATTATAGGTACGTTGTTCAAGTGCAGTAATGCGGCCTTCGTGGTTAACAGATGTATCGTGAAGTGTGCTGATGTCAGATGTATTAGTACTTACCTTTGTGCCTAATGTGTTAATCTCATCATAAGCCGCAAAAAGTTGACTACCATTGACCGCGTCCAGGCTATCAGCTTCAACGCGCCCTGCACTCACGTTTTGGAGTTGACGGTTGTACTGAGCCACACCACCCACACCTGTGCGAGCTTTAGCGCCAAAGGATACGACCGCGCCCGGTTGTTCGCCGGCGAAGATGTGACGAGTGCCGTTAAGGTCTACGCCATCAACCCCTACCGCATCATCGGTCACCGAGTTGGTGCCGATGGCAACTGCATTCGATTTGTCAGCAATCGTATTATTGCCGAAGGCAACGGCATCAGTGGCTAATGATTTGGCATGCGTGCCGAACACCAACGCGCCCTGGCCATTTGCCTCTGAGTTTGAACCAAATACTAACTGTTCCTTTTGGGAACCGATTTTATTGTTGTAGCCTACTACAGCGGACTGTCCGCCGGCTACGGTGCCATTGTTAGCACCAATTGCAACGGAGTTTTCACCCGTCACATTGTTAGAACGTCCAAAGGCCACGGAGCTTTCACCAGATACGAACGCGCCGTTACCGATAGCAATGCTATCATATGACGCCGTTCTGGCCTGGTTGCCGATGGCGATGGTGTACTCCACTAAGCTCTCAGCATGAGAGCCGAAAGCGAAGGAGTTACGACCTGCTGCAGTAGCATTGTTGCCCCCAGCAAAACCGTTTTCTCCAGTTACAGCATTATTGGTGCCAAACGCCAACGCATTATTTGCGTCGATGTTATTTTGGAAGCCCCATACTGCTGAGCTAGTAGAATTCGTAGATATGGTATTATTTGTACCACCTACCGTATTATTGCTAGTTGCGCCGGCTACATTGACAGCCAGCGCGGAAATCGCGAGTACCGCTGTTACTGTTTTATTCATCGTGTTTATACCTCATCATCAAATTCATTCATCATTGTTTCAACTGTATTAATTGCGGGGCGTTTATCGCTGTCCGGAACAAGAGTAGGCTTGCCTTCGGGCTTGTCGATATACGCCTCTAAGTATTCTGCGACGCCCTTTTTACCAAGAACCTTTTGCAGATTCGTGATACCTTCAAGTTCACGAGGTTTAAAAATGTCTTCTTCCTTGTAGCCATTATCAAGTAATGTTTTAGCCGCTGCCTCTGGATCCGTGATAGTACGTCTTGATGTACCTTCTACTAATTTGTATCCAGGCCATTGCTTTTCGCCTGATAAGGCTTTCTCGTATGCAAAGTCGTAAACACCTTTAATCCATTTCGTGATTAAATCTTTCATCGCCAGGATGTCAGATACTTCGCTGTCCGTGAGTAATTGATTGAGCTTGCCCCCATCCTTATAAAAAGCAGTAAGGCAAGTATCAGCTAATGCCCGGCAGGTGTGCCGTGCTTTACAGAAGTTACAGTAATCGCAAGGCGTACATTCGCCCTCACCACGAAAGGCACGTTGTGCGATTGGTTTGATTTCTTCACCCCAATCAAGCAGTTCCTCAAGGGCCATTTCATCGGTAGATATGCTGTCCAGTCTTGGCTGAACGATAGTCATGCGGATCGTTTTAACGTCATACAAGAATTCGTTTACATCATAAGCACCTAATGCGTAGAGTCGCATTTGTGTGTTTTCAACGGCACTCACAGGAACACCCTTGCCGTATTTCAGGTCAATCACTTCCAGGATGCCGTCCGCTACGATTACCATATCGCCCGTACCAAAGCCTTCAGGTACCCACCTAGAGAAGTCGAGCCGTGCTTCAATCATGGCTTCCGCATCAGATGAACGGGCGCGAGCCTCGTTCACCTTTTCTTCGCAGATGTCAACATATCGGTTAACAGCTTCTACCATTTCAGTAGAGTAGCCATCAAGCTTCGGCGCTTTTTTGCCCTCCAGCTTATGGCGCAGGATTGATTCTGCCAGGTCATGTGCTATAGTACCTTCTGCAGCATAGGGCGATTGCTCATCAGGGAACATCGCTTCGAGTCTTGCAGAGGGTGTGCATACCAGCCACCGGGCACTACTTGAAGCGCCTAGTAAGGCGTGTTTCTTAGCCACGGCTGTTCACCCATTCCATAATTTGAATACGTTGTTCATCGGTAGCAGATGTTACCTTTTCAGCGCCGATGCTATCTAAGAAGGCTTTGAATTCGCCTTTTGCTTTCGTTTTATCAGCGGCTTTTGCCATTACATCTTTCACTGCTTCACGAGTTGCCTCGAGGCTAGGAACTTCCACTTTAGGTTCTTCCGCTTTAGGTTTCTCAGTTTTAGGAGTTTCCTTCTTAGCAGGTTCCGCATTAACTGGTTTAACATCATTAGTGGTCCAGTTCGCTGGTTCTACGTCTTTAACAGGAGCGCCTACGATGGATTGGTAAAGGTCTTTCACTTCTTGTTCTAATTCAACGGCTTTATCTACGGTAATTTTTAACTCGATCATTGTTTTATTTCCTTTCGGTTTAACGATGTGATATACTCTAAATGGATGTTTTTCTATGTGCCCTTTACGCATTGCCGTGCGTGAGGGCATTTTTTTGTGCCCAACTGCTCGCACTCATCAGGAATGCAGTACTCTTTATTTGGGCACGTTGTACAATCTCGCAATTTTACCACCTCCTTATACGCATTTAAGAATCATGCGAATTTCTTGTTCTGTCATAGCTGCCTCCTCTGTTTTACGGGTTGATGTATTTCTTTACATTTTTTACATACGGCGCGCGGTGCGCCTGTCGTGAAACTCCAATAATGGTAAGGGTCTTTTAGCCTCTTATTGCATCTCGCACAGCGCTGAGTTCTCATACGCGTTAACCCCTAAAATCTGTAATACATAGAACTCTGTACCTGACGGCTACGCATTAATTTACGGCGCAATCGTCTGACCTCAATTCTGTACTCAGATACCATCCAAGCCATGACCCCGCTTAACACTTGAAACAGCGCTTGTGCAAAACCAATGCGGTCGAGTTCTAAACTGCCTACCGTACCAATTATCATCAGTAGGCCGATTCCTTTAAGCAGCCCGTTCATACGATGTGCGCCTCCTTAAATGCTTCATTAATCTTCTCTTCCGGCCAGCCTAGCGTGTTGGCCAAGTAGAACCTGAACCCTTCTCTATCAATTGAAAAGGTGCGGCCCTTTTTGCCTTCCGTTTGCCAGCACTGCGCAAAGGGGAACTTATCTCTTGCGATACATTCACGTATCGCGGTCATAGTTCTTCCCAATACCGTGGCCATCTGGCACACGGCAATTGTTTTAGTTATCATAAGTAACTCCTTCCTACCAGTGATAAGCAGTGATTGCTGCCACTATGATGATAAAAATACTAACAGCCGCAGCTAAGCTAAGAGTTAGCATCCAAAGACAGATGCTTATAACGGCTTGTATGTCACGCTTTTGCATTATGCTTACCTCCTTAATTCCAAGAAACGTACACATCGGCAATTACATCGACAATGTGTTCAGCATCAGCGAGCATTTCATACTCAATGTCGATAATTTTTGAAATTCCTAACGCCATTGCAATGGCGTTCTTACAATGTATTTCAAATCTCGGTAAGGTCCATCCGTGATTGCCTCGGTTTTTACGTCTTTCACAAGGTATCCCTTGTTCTTCGGCCACCGTGCGAATATATTGAGTTAATAATTCATGCGCGCTAGCTTGTGTCATTAGTTCAAGGAAAGCCACTCGTTCTTCTAATAATCTGATTCGTGTTTCACTGTTCATCTGTTTTACCCCATTTCATATTGAATATACGAAATATCGTACTATTTTGTAAAAAAAAGATAGTCTAAAGACTCGCATATACCAAGAGCGGCTTTAATTTTAATTGCTTCATTAAGCAATAATGGATACTTGCCATTTAACTTATCTACAAGTGTCATGTACCGTATTCCTGTTTTAATGGATAGATCCTTTCTACTCCAACCTAGACGGCCAAGCTCAGCATTTACATTTGGGTACATATATAGTCTCACCCCTTTCTCTATATTTAAAAATTAGTATTAATACACGAAATATCGTGTATGTTTATGGCTTAATTGTAGTACGAAATATCGTGTATGTCAAATTTAAGGTTGTTTAATATTCTTTGCAAGCTAATTTATATATGAAATATCGTGTTTAGATATTGAAATATCGTGTTTATAATGGTATAATTAGGCACAAGATAATTAGTTAGGAGTATAAAACAATGACCAGAGAAGAATTTTTAAAAGAACGAATACTACAGATAGATAGTATTAGAGGATTTGCGGCATCAATAGATATGCCTTATACAACACTTTTATCTATTCTTAAGAATGTAGGTGGAGCATCTATAGATAATATCCTTAAAATTTGTAGCGGATTAGGGATTTCTGCTGACTACTTAGCCACTTTAGAAGACGGCTCTCGCTTAGATGATTCATTTGATCCCGATTTAATTGCATTACAACGAAACTATAAATCGTTAGACAATGCATCTAAAAAGGAGCTAAGTTCTTATGCTCAATATCTTTACACTAAGCAAGGAGGTAAAATGCCTGAGGATGATGATATCGACTAGTAAAGAAAATGTAATACAAACAGCTAATAAAATTAGACCAATACTAACTAATAATTTAAAACTAACAGCCAGACCCATATTAAAATATTTAGTTGATAACTACGGAGTCAACATAATGACTTACAAAGAAGTTGAGAGAGATTATAATATAAGCTCCTTTCAACTAAATCGATTAACGCAATCAAATGATGCCGTATCATATTATCTACCATCAACACAACAATTCCATCTATTATATAATTCCGACGTTTCTACCAAAGCCCGCAAAATATGGAGTATTTATCATGAAGCGGGACACATTATTCGTGAGCACCAATTAGCTTGCCCGGACAGTAGTAAAGACGAAAGAAAGCTAATGGAATGGGAAGCTAATACGTTTACCAGAGAAATTTTGGCACCAACTACATTAGTTTTAGGTGCAATTTCTAAATATCGTAAAGGCTCGGCAACCTTTCAAGATTTATATTTTATGTACAGACATTTATTTGGATTAAGTAAACATGCCGCTTCTTTAGCTAGTAGCAAAGTGTACAGGGAATCGCCAACAATTAACCAAGATATTTTGAACTTTTACAGCGATCAACTCTGCAATATATTCCCATATATAAAAACAAGATATGACTACGAACAAGTATTAGCTTGCATAACAAAATCAGAGTACGACGTATTTAAGAGTGCTAGAGATTTGTTAGGATCGTGGACACCTATTAGTCGTACTTATACACTATCTAAAATTTAGGGGGATCAATAAAATGAAAAAAGTGTTAGTAACAGGGATTTTAATTACTGCTTTATGTATCGCCGGCTGCGGAGGGCCAGTCGATAATATCAAAGATGCAACAGGTTTATCAAAAGAGCAATCTCAGCAAGTACTTACCGAATTACAAAGCGTTGGGGTCACTGAGTTCGGTAATGTAAATAAAGTAGCAGACCAGCAAGGCGTGTATTACATTGTTGATGAAAAGTATGGCCAAACATTCTTCCGCATCAAGGATGATAAAGTTAGTGAAATCGAAAATAGCTTCTCTACCGTTTACAAAAACGGCCAAAAGACAGACGATATTAGCAAGGTCTATATTAGTGATCAACAAAAAGCAGCGTATCAAGTAGCCGCTAAAGACGCGGTATCCGCTCGACTAAAATCACCTTCCACGGCTAAATTCGATATAAAGCAAGTCATTCGTTATGATAATAGCGTTACCGTTCGTGGCACGGTTGACGCACAAAATGGATTTGGCGCAATGGTTCGTGGTATGTTCTTTGTAAAAATCAAAGCCGATACGGGAGAAGTAGACTCCGTCAGCATTAATAATTTCTAAATCACCCCTTGCACAGCGTGATATAATAAAGGTACCAGTACCCATCCACGCTTCAGGGTTTAACGACCACAGCGCACCAGGATGGGTCTTTTTGTTGAAAAAAGCCAGTCATTATGCGGGTTGCTTCGAATTTGTTGACGCCAACAAAATCGGAAATATGTGGGCTTCGTGGTAAAAAAAAAATAAGCCCTCACCGCAGTGAGGGCCTTTAAAAATATCATACTTTAGAGGTACTCTATTTTTACTCCACAATCATTATAGCATACCTCTGAAGTATATTCACTATACCAAGGAGGACATATTATGGCCATGAAACGAGCCAACGGAACAGGATCCGTTTACAAGATGAAGCATAAGCCCCTACGTAAGCCATATCGAGCCGTGGTGACCCTTGGATATAACGCCGAGGGTAAACCCTTGCGTAAATCAATAGGCACCTTTGCGACGCAAAAAGAGGCGCATAATGCATTATCGGCTTATGACGCTAACGCACCACAATACGAGACCAAAGATACGACCTTTGGCCAATGTTGGGAATGGATGATTGAAGATAAGATACGTAAAGGAGTTATTTTAGAAAAAGGAGGCTATCTTTACAATAAAAAGAAGGTTGAGCATCTACTAAAAATACCTATCAAGGACATAAGACTTGCACATATGCAAGACGTCATTGACAGGTATGCAGATAAAAGCCACACAACCCTTGTACAAATTAAAACTGCTATGAAAGCGACTTTTGATGCTGCTATCAAAAATGATATCGTTGATAAGAACTACGCTGCGCTTGTAACGCTTCCGCAAAAGGTAAAATCCGAAATTCATAAACCCTTTACACCTATTGAAATATCTCGTTTATGGGAACTAGCAAATACAGACCGGGATGCTCGCATATTATTGGTGTACATATATTCAGGAATGCGACCTGGTGAAATCCAAAGCATTAAACTAAAAGATGTCCACATTAAAGATAGATACATGATCGGTGGTAGTAAAACCGCGGCGGGTAAAAACCGCATCATACCGATTGCAGAATCTATCCTACCATTCATTAAGGAGTGGTATAAGCTAAGCAACTTCCAACGGCACGAATATCTACTTCCGAAAGATACACCTAAACACTTATTAGTAGCTATTCGCACCTACTTAAACAAACATTTCCCTGGGCACCTCCCGCACGATGGAAGGCATACATGCGCTACGCTATTAATTCATATTGGTATATCGGAAGCTACAACAAAAACTATATTAGGTCATCGACATTCGGACGTAACAAATCAAGTATATATCCACAAAGATGTGTCTGAGTTAGTGGCGGCAGTAGATAAATTACCTAATAAGGATAGCCTTTTAGGCGAGGATTACGCATCTTTAACTTTCGCCAAAAGTTGA